GACAAAGGCGGAACGTCAGGCGGCGTTGGCTCAGGTATCGGAACCCATCGCGGAAGTAGTAACGGCGGATCGTTCGTTGCCACACGAACAGCCGGTGGTGGAGCAGGCGTTCGAACCGATCTTGGATGTGGAGGGCACCGAACAGGACGAGCCGACCATTGTTCAGGACGAGCCGACCGCCCCCGCAGCCGAGGTCACCGATGGGAACATACCCCGCAGCGACAAGGGCGTTCCGCTCGACGGCGGGCAAGCCCACGCGGAGAAGTTCACCGCCGCTGATTGCCCCTACTCTTCGGAGGAGGGAGCGGACGGCGAGGAGGATGAATACGACGAGTTCATCCGCTGGAACGAGGAGTTCGACGCCCACGCCGATGAAGCCGAGGAGGAAAAGCCCGGCTCCGTGGTGAAGGAGGAATACCGCGCCCGCTACGCCGAAATGGGGCATCCAACCCATTGCGGCGACGACATGGCAGTCATTCTCAACAATCTCTGCCAGACCACGAAGAACGGAACGGACCTGGACCGGTTCGAGACGATCTGCAACGCGAACGGGGTGAGCCTCGCCAAGTACAACCGCACCACGAACGGTTGGCAGGGCAGGCTGCGAATGACGGGCCGGAACCTGCTGGCCAAGCGGATCTACGAAGCGGGCGGCGTGATGAAGACGCCGGTCGAGGGCGCGGAGCCGGAATACCAGATGAGCGCCGAATGGATGGCCAGCCGGAAGTTCGTAAAGGAGGCCAAATAAGCCGAATGGCTAAGATGACCAAAGAAGAGAAGGCGATGGCGTATAAATACGCCATCGCCTCGTCGGGGGCGGTGAAGGTTAACCGAACCATCACCCTCCCATATGTTTCTATTCAGCACAAGGAAGAGACCAATGACCAAGAAGCCAGGTATTCCCCCAGTAAGTAAAGAAGACTTGGTTCAGTCCACCAAGTCCACCCTCTTTTCGGTGTTCACTCCCGATGCAACGATTAACTTTCTCCTGCGCAACTTCACGTCGTGGGATTTGATCAATATGCAACACACCATCAAGAAGGATGTGTTGCACGAAGAGCTGGACAAGAAGCTGTAGCATTGGGGACCGGCCGCGTGGCGGCACCGCCGCCAGCCCCTGTACTTAACTACGCTGGCCGCTGGCGTACGTACGCCAGCGGCACCGAGCGCTAGGCCGGTACTACGGGCCGTGCCGCCGCCCAGGCCCTTCGCGTACTGCATGTATAGGGCCTTAATACCGCTGCTATTGCGTCGAAACTTGACAGCGCCTCACCGCTGTGGTATAGTGGGTCCTTGCCTGCGTGGTAGGGCACAAGGCGGGGGCAAAGAGCGACGGCTCTCCCCGCCGACCCACCACGAAACCACAAGGATGACCACATGCTGAACGCCATCCAAGGCGGCTTTGCCATCGAGCAGAGCGACTGGAACCTAATTCGCGAGCAAAGGGCGATTACCCGCACAGTAAATAACAACTTCATACAAGTGGGCGCCGTATTTCTAAAAGCTAGCAGCAAGAATCCATTTGCCACCGATTGGTGGCAGAAGAACCATCGAGATACTGACCTTCAGGGTTGGATCGACGATGGGAATGCCCGGTTGTTGAACGTAGGGTTCAACCTGCAGTTCGGCTGGGTAGACATTGACATAGATTCCAGCGATCCCGTGTATAATAGCTGCATCGTCGAAGCGATGAAGGCTGTCGGCGTGGACACACGGTTCGCATTTGGTCGGCAATCAGTAGGTGTTCCATCGCACCTGCTGGTTCAGCTTTCGGAGGAAGAATCCACCAACTTCGAGGAGCTGAAGAAGTTTGAACCTAACGACTTCTCTTTCGGTGGTAATAGGTTCAAGACAGAGCTGCGTTCCTTCGCCACCAATACGGACATGAAGAATCTGGTCCGTGAGGCTAAGCAGACTGTTATGCCGGGTTCCATCTATGCCAACAAGAAGGATGCAAGCAAGCATGATATTTCAGTCTGGTATGAGCCGAACGGCGTGGCACATAATATCGCAGATATTGCGACGACAACACCCCGGAGGACCACGTTCAACACGATTATCCGTGCGATTGCCTTCGGGACGACACTTTATCTATTACGACCTCATTGGGTCGAGGGTACAAGACAACAGACCGCCCAGCGTGTAAGCGGCTGGCTCGCAAGGGTAGTCGCCGAAAGCCAGTCCATGAACAACCACGAAGCGCTGTCGGAGGATGTGTTCTGTCCGATTGACTCGGATGACATCGCCGAAAGCCTGTTAGAGTTCATCTGCAAGGGGTCGAACGACGACGAATCACACATGCGTGTTCGCACGTTCCGCGACGCCCGCAAGAAGGTGGAGCGAAATCCCGATGCGAAGATACCCGGCTGGCCAACTATGTCCCATATTTTCGGTGATGCCGTTGTAAACGCCCTCCGTGCTGTTCTGATGCCGGGGGCGGACATATCCATTCTAACTCAGATGGCGGACCGCTATGTCTACGATGAAACTGACGATAAGTATATCGACCGAACCAGATTTCAATCCCCAATTGCATTTACCCACGATGGAACCGAACTGGATCGACGCCACCGCGGAGATTTTGTTCGAGCCGGGGGGAAGCTCCGTCCTGCTTTCAAACTTTTTGAGATTTCGACTCTCCGAAAGCGGGTCAGTACAAGAGATCTTTATCCGGAACTTAACCCCGGAGGAATTTTCCGTATTAACCGAGCCAGTGAACAAGTTGGCGACGAAGATGATGGAGAACCGGGAACTATCACTGTATTCAACACGTGGCGCGGCTGGCCGGTAGCCATAGCTCAGCCCGTCGACGGGGGCGTCCTGAACACATGCGTGACGATGTTGGACCGCCTGCTTGCATACCTCACTCGCGACAATAAGGAACAGGCAGAATGGCTAAAGCAATGGGTGGCGTGGACGTTCCAGCATCCGGCAGTGAAGCAACAGGTCTCGCCGGTTATAATTGGTGGGCAGGGAGTTGGAAAAAGTTTCTTCGGGAACACATTCATTCCGGCATTGATGCAGACATTGTGGGGTACCGCATCACCCAAGATTCTCGAGGGGACCTTTGCTATAGAGCCATTCGTCGGCAAGATGTGTGTGTTCATAGATGAGGCGAAGTTCCATTCTGAGTCAAGCACGGACGAGATTAAGAAACTCATCCGCAATGTCAACGTGGGAGGGGCTGAAAAATATCAAAACGCCCGCAACTATCGCATCTTTGCCCGAGTTATTTTCGCTAGCAACAAGTTCGATATTAACATCGGACAAGCCAACGTACAAGATCGTGCGTTATTTTACATCAAGGCATACGACAAAGACCACCTACTTATGGACGCTTCAGAGTTCCGAAATTGGGCCGTTACTCTTAAGCCGTTCTTCGACGAATTCGATGCATTATTGAAGCGACGGGACATCCGCGAACATTTCATGTACTATTTCTCCACCCTCCCCGTCGACAGGCATTACCTCGAGAATACCAACCTCTCCTCTTCGGCGGATAACGATGTCGTTTCGTCTAACATGTCTTGGCCGCGCCGCATCGCGAAGTACATCATTGAGGACGGGAGAATATACGAAGACGGCGACATTTCGATGCCGTTCACGGCGGCAGACTTGAACAAGCGAGTGGTCGAAGTCTGCAAAGAGCTGGGAATGTCTAATGTTCACGGGCAGCGCGTCCTAGCCGAATTTAAGGAGGCGGGCCTGCTTGAACCGTACACCGAAAATGGGCGGAATTATCTGAGGTTCAAATGGCACATTGGCACCCTGACAGAAAACTATGGGTCCTCCATTTCGGTGGTCCTGGAACCTCGGTTTCAGTTTACGGACGAGGACAGGGGGTTGAACACTTCTACATTGAAGAACCCGAGGCACTGGAAGGGCCTGAACGCCCGCATGTTCGGGAAGATATGAATGGGTACTTGACAGCGTGGCGTCCCCGTGCTAAAGTGGACCCATCATCCAACCAGTAAAGGAGTTTTGATGATGGACACCGAAAACGCAACCCAGGTTGAATCCGAGGCCGTCGAGACTGTCGAGACTGTCGAGGCAACCGAATCACCGAAAGTAACCAAGTCGATTGTTCCGGCGCGCTATGCGGGCCGCTACAAGGCAGGCGGCAGCGACGAACTCGCCGAGTTCATCAAGAAGCAGGCCACCGGCAAGGAGGGCTTCGAGTGGCCTGCATTCTTCCAGCTGGTCCGTGCCAACGGAATCCTGGAGGAAAAGGTCGCGCACTACGAGGCTCAGGTCGCTGCGAAGCGACACGGTGCCGAAGGCCGTGCCCGAATGACTCTCCGCAACATGCTCGCCACCATCGCCCGGAAGAACGGCAAGCTCGTCGGTCTGAACGGCGAGGAGACGACGATCAATCTCCCCAAGCCGGTTCTCAGCGGTGCCGCCGCCGATGCCGCGACAAAGGCAGGTGCCGCTGAAGGCACAGCTCCGGCTGAGGGGGCTGCAACCAGCCAGTTCTAAGCCCTCCAAGCGAGGAACTGTAGTTGGAAGCAGCAGGGGGCGTTCCGCGTAGAGTCGGAACGCCCCCAATCTCTGTTTTCCCAGGGTTCGTATAGGAAGGGGCCACTACTCCGCCGAAAAGCCAGCCGTTAGTGGGCGGCACCTCTAAATGGTAAAATGGCCTGACGAACCCGCGGAAAACAGAGGAGAGTATTATGGATAGTCGAATGAAAGACCGGGTAATTATTGAGAACGTGCTCAGGGCTGGCGAGCACTACTTGCTTTCGCTGGTGAAGGCGGTGACCAAGGGGACAACCACCGAGCAGCTTGATATAATGCGCACCGAGCTTCTCGACGCCATTGAAAAACTGGCGCGGGCAATCCGGTGATGATGCACCGCAACATCAGAGGAGAGTGTTATGGATATCGGCGAAGCAGTTAACGTATTGCGCAAGGGCGGCATGGTGACGCGTTCCGGGTGGAATGGCAAGAATATGTGGCTGCAGCTGCAAGTTCCCGATGCGCGCTCGAAGATGACGCTGCCCTACGTATTCATGGTGACGGCGCGGGGCGATCTTGTTCCGTGGCTGTGTTCGCAGACGGATTTGCTAGCGACCGATTGGGAGACGGTTACCACCGCCTGAAGACGTACTTGACAGGCCAGCGCCGCCGTGGTATAATTTGGGTACGGCTTGGAGAACCGAGCCGGTGCAACGAAACCACGGAGACATGGAATGACGCCAGATGTATTAGACCGGCTCACATTTGTGTGCGGGTTCCTAACCGGCCTTGCGGGGGCAGTTAGGGCAGACACCGACGCGGTGGTCAATACCCACGACCACATTGCGGTGATCAAACACTACGATCACCTCCGCAAAGCAACCAAGCAAATCAAAGAGGCTCGTGAGGCGCTCGACCAGATGGAAGAGCGCCTGAGCCGTGAACAGGTGCCCGAAGTAATGCGGGCGCACGATATCCGAACCATCACCGTCGAGGGGGTGGGGCGGGTTTCGTTGTCCACCCGCTGGTCTTGCTCCATGTTGGACAAGATGAACGGGATGGATTGGTTGCGTAATAACGGCCACGGCGACCTGATTCAGGAGACCGTGAACGCCTCGACGCTCGGTGCATTCGCCAAGGATCTCACCCAAGAGCATGGCACCGAACTCCCCAGCGACATCTTCAAGACGTCGACGATGACGTTTACCTCAATCACGAAAGCTTGAGTAATGGATGACAATTTTTCGGTGTGTGTTAGCAGGCTGGAAGATGTAGTGCACAACCACGTGCTCGACTCAACCGTGATAGATCGGCTTATGGTCGATCTCATTCGGGTGGTGGGCGAGTACGGAATCGCCGAAATCAAGGACGTGCGTGATACTGTGAACAGGACCTTTATGGAACTGTTCAATAACAAGGAGCATTGAAATGAGCAACGAAATGACCAACGTGAACGGCAATCAGCTGCCCGACTACCTCAAGAAGCTACAAAAGGCGAAGATTGGTAACGTCGATATCACCGACCAGATCATTCCCCGCGTCAAGCTGATTCAGGCGATATCGCCGGAACTGCAGACGTTCAACGACGCCAAGGCGGGGGCGTTCTGGCATACCATCGCCAACCAGAACATGGGGGCGGCACTGTTAGCCGTTCCCATTGTGATCCGCAAGTCCTACATGCTGTGGGCACCACGGAACGACGACCGGGGCATTCTCGCCCGCTCGATGGACGGCATTCACTGGGACGTGCCGAACGCCGAGTTCACCGTGAAGCCGAAAGGCAGCACCACCTCGATCGTGTACAATACCGGGAACTCGGTCGCCGAAAGCGGGCTGGCAGAATTCGGCTCCAGCATTCCGGGGGACCCACAGTCGGTGCCAGCCGCCAGCCTCACGTACAACATGCTCTGGTACTTCCCGGAGTTCCCAGAACTCTCCCCGTCGGTGATTATCAACACCCGCTCGGGTGTCAAGCCGATGAAGGAGCTGTTGTCGAAGATCGACAGCAAGCCGGTGGCCCACTTCGCCCAGCTTTACACCATCAACGCGCTGCAAGCAAAGGGAGCCGAGGGGCCATACTTTACCTACAGTTACACCGGGGCCGGGTTCGCCGATGAACACACCGTGGAGCATACGCAACGGCTCTACGCCAAGTTCGCCGACTCAAGCTGGCAGGCGAACGATGAGGGGGTCGACACCGCCGAAGATATGCGGGGTTCAGCCCCTCGCGGCGAGGCTAACGAAACGATGGCTTCGAAGTTCTGATGCCGACTGCAGAATCTAGGGAGGCGGCAATCAGCCGCCTCCTCTCCCATTTCGATGACCGCCTTACCACGGCGGAATCAATGGCTGAGACGATGGGTATTTCGTCACGCTCAGTCCGCCGCTACTTCAAGATATTACGGGAGCGGGGGTACAAAATTGATTCCAGCTCCGGTGTGGGAACAATGCTCAGAGGGAAAAATGATTGATCCAGAACGAACTCTTCGCATGGTGCGGGAATCTCCCGTAATAACTTATGACACCGAAACGTCCGGCCTAACTGTGAAGGATTATGTTTGTGGATATGTGGTTGCAGACGAAGAGACGTCCACTTACGCGCCGGTTCGGCATGCGGCAGGAGGAAACATCCCGGCAGCGCTGGATTTCGAAATTGCGTTGGCCCAGGCTTTCGATGAGAGGCATCGTCGCGGCTATCGAACTGTCGGCCATCATCTCGGTTTTGACCTACGCATTTCTTTACGTCACGGTGTTCGTGTGCTTGGGCCACTAGAAGACACGATGATAAACGAGGCGCTGATTGATGACCGGACCCTCGGCTATAGTCTGGAAGATTGCGCGGCTCGTCATAAGGTGGAAACAAAGAAAGGATCGGAGATATATGCAGAGCTTGCTCGGCAATTCGGTGGGTTGCCTGATCGTAAATCAATGCAGCACTTCCATAAAATTGCCGGGGACAATAGTGCAGTGGTATCCTACGCCACTGGCGACGGTACGTCAACACTGCAGCTTTGGAAGGCCCAACAAGTTCTGCTCGATCGTGATGATCTTCGACGAGTGTGGCAACTCGAATGCGACCTCCTCCCTTATTTGGCGAGGATGCACAACCGAGGACTCCGAATCGACCACGGAGCCGCCGATAAAGTTCTCGCTGACATAAAGGTGGCGGTGGACAAGGCGCAAGAGACATTCCCGCCGGGGTTCAACTCCCGCTCACCGAAAGACGTGGAGCAGTGGTATCGAGCCAACGGCTACGAAGACGCCCAATTCGCCAAGACGGACACCGGGAAGGTGTCGTTCACCGAAAGGTGGCTAACCAGCAACGAGCTGGGATCGGCCATTCTCGAGATTCGCAGATTGGAGAAGGCACGTGACTCCTTCATTACCCCGCTCATTGATACTCATAATATCGCAGGAAGGGTCCACCCTATTCTTAACCAATCCAAATCAGACGATTACGGAGTCGCTGGTGCCCGTCTCTCTTGTTCCGACCCAAACCTACAGGCATACCCTAAGCGAAACATTGACGTTGGTCGTATCGTTAGAAGACTCGTCATCCCCGACGATGGGCAAGTCATTGAAGAGGCCGACGCCAAGCAACAAGAACCTAGACTCTTTACCCACTATTCCGAGGAACCCGCCCTCGTCGAAGGGTACCGGAACGGCACAATGGATATGCACGACCGTGCTTCGTCGGTTCTCGGCATTGATCGGGAAGTAGCCAAGCGGCTTGGGATGGGAATGCTCACTATGATGAGTGTTCCGACGCTGGCAGGACACATGCGGTCGACCATCGATCAGGCCCGCGACATGCACAGTGCATTCCTGGGCCAGGCGTTTCCTAAGATCAAGGAATTTCAGGACACCGCTATCCAGGTCTTTCGGCGACGTGGTTAGCATATCGCGGGGTTAGTCGGTTGATCCAAAATAACGGCGGCGACCACATTAAGCTATGCATGCTCCGGGCCAACCAGTACGAAGACGCCCACCCGGAAATGCAGATATTGCTGTCCATTCATGACTCGCTCATGTGGCAGCGAGATCCTGCCCACGACCCCGCCGAAATGATAAAGGCCATCGAAAACGTAGCCACCGAAATGGGGCTGATAGTGCCAATACCATTCGGGCTGGGCAGCGGTTCGGATTGGGCGCGGGCATCCTACGGGGACAAGCTGGACAAATATGATGATTGACCTAACGAATGGCGACAGACTGATCATTGTCATCGTGTTGGCTTACATCATTATGCGATTAACAGTGGTCCGGTAGAAAACCCACTTGACAGAGACACACAGGAGTGATACACTATGCCTTACCGCGAGGGTGACGCCACCCATACATTCGAGGGGAAAATTGAAACTACAACCGCGAAAGCTTACCTGGTCATTCCTACTATGGGTCCGGATCAAGTCTGGGTCCCGAAGTCGCAGACGGTGGGAATGAGTGACCCCGATGGTGAAGGGAACATACAGTTCACGGTCACATTCTGGTGGGCTTCGCACAGCGACATGGCGGAGTACATAGTATGAACAAGCAATCAGGCGATCCCATCGCCGAAAAGCTGAGGGAAGCCTACCACAACGACCTGACCGACGTGCCGCTGCTGCTCGAAGCAGCCGACAAGATCGACAAGCTGAGCGGCGACGGCGAATTGTTGGTATTCGCGGCAGAGAAGATCGACCAGCTGACTAAAGAGCGGGACGAGGCCAGACAGACGCTCTCCGATTGGACCACCGACATCGGTGTGCGGGGCTTTGCACGGCGATCCGAACTGGATGCGGCCAAGGCAGAGGTCGAGCGGCTGCTCGTCAAGGGGGTGAGATGAGCATTCGTGAGGCGAAGATTAAGGCCGAACTCGCCAAGGCCATCCGCAAAGAAGGCGGCTATGCCCGTCGCATCGAAGACAAATTTACGGTGGGAATGCCCGACATGGTTCTGATCCCGCTCGAATGTCCCGTGATTTGGGCCGAGCTGAAGATCGTCACCGGGTATGTATTCCACCCAACCCCACGCCAGTTCGTCGAGCTGGTTAGACTATCACGGCCACCACATTCGGTGGGGCTGTTGATCGGCTTCAAGGACACATTATACGTATCCCTGCCAAAGGAGACCGTGCACCTTGAAGACTGTTTCAAGCAGGAGCCGGGGGAAAGCCCCGGCTCTCTAATAAGGAGAGCTATAGCCAATGGGTAATAACGTGAAAGACGCCGTTGCGTTGCTGGTAGAAGCCGGCGATGTAATAGGCAAGAAGCGACCAGGAGTTCACGGACACACCGAAAACTCGTTCCAGATGATCGGTGACATGTGGTCGGCGTATCTCAGCCACACGATGGCGGTGCGCGCCAACAAGGATTATCGCATCCTTCCGCAAGACGTCGCTCGCATGATGGAACTGCTGAAGATCGCCCGTTCCATCTACGGGGACCAATCCAATCGGGACAATTACATCGATTCGATTGGTTACGCGGCGCTCGCCGGTATGTTGCAGCTGCCGTCGGCTGTTCCAGCCAAGGTACCGAACGGAACCGCCGCCGACAGAGAGTTTGAGGAAAAGGTACTGAAGGCGGTGCAGGAATGAAAACGCTGTTTACCCCGACGGGAGTTCACGTCCTTGTCGACGGACAATTTGGTTCCACCGGAAAGGGGGTGCTAGCCGCTTGGCTAGCATCCAAGGCACAGCTCCACATGTTCGACGGGGCAATATGTAGCAACGGGCCGAACAGCGGCCACACCAGCTACTTTGAGGGTGATAAGATCGTCCTCAAACAGTTGCCCACATTTTCGGTGCATGCGTTGTTGCGCAATGCGATCGTCCCTGCCTATCTTTCGGCGGGTGCGGTTATTAACCTTGAAACGTTGTTTGACGAAGCGTTGATGTTTCCCGACCTCCCCATATTTGTGCACCCGAACGCCGCCATCATATCCCACGAAGACATAATGAAAGAACAAGGTGGTACCATCAAGGCTATTGCCTCGACGCAAAGCGGTACAGGGGCTTGCATTGCTCGCAAGGTGAAGCGAGACCCCAGCGCGATCGCGGGGAACATACTAGGATCGATATCCATTCCTAACAACATATCGCTGATGAACCACAATCTCCACCCCGAAGAACATGCCTACTTCATGGAGATCGCGCAGGGATTCTCGTTGGGGCTGAACTCCGAATTTTACCCCCACGTTACCAGCCGCGAATGCACTGTGATGCAAGGCATTGCCGACGCAAGAATACCGCCCCGATTTGTAAAGCGGGTATACATGTCAATGCGAACCTATCCCATTCGGGTGGGCAATCTCGATGGGCATTCAAGCGGCGGCTGGTACGACGATCAGGAAGAGATCACGTGGGAAGAACTGGGGGTGGAACCAGAATTTACCACGGTGACCAAACGAATGCGGCGAGTTGCCACATTTTCAGATACACAGATGATCGAGGCGATCCGCGCCAACGACCCCGACTTCATCTTTATGAACTTCATGAACTACCTTCCTGAACGGGAGCAGGAGGATTTCATTGACTGCTTGAAAATGATCAAGGGGTTAGACAAGAAAATTCGGTTCATCCTTAACTACAATAAAGAAGGCACGGGGATCAAATTCGCATGAGTGTCATATCTTTTGAACTAAAGGGCGACATGGAACAGTACACCGACGACGTGCATAGATTTGTGGGGCTGATGCTATTCAAGCTCCACAAGAATGTGCACAAAGGGCGGTGGGAGGGGAAAGATATGTGGGACGCGTACGATTTGATGCGCGCCGAAACGCGGGAACTCCACGACGAAATCGTCGCCAGCAATTACGCCGAAATATACCTGGAGGCTGCCGACGTGGCCAACTTCGCCATGATCATTGCGTCCATAGCGAAGGCCAGCAATAATGGATAGTGTATTTGATGAATTGGACTACCGCCTTTCGCTGGTTCCCCGATGGGTTGTCCTCGGCACTATCCAGAAGCAATCCGTCGCCGAACACTGTTTCAATGTGGAACGGATAGCCCGAAAGATAGCCGTGGTGTGGTTCGACCTCCAAGACCCCAAAGAGCTGAACCTGCTGTCGCAGGTAGCTCTCCACCACGACGACGAAGAGGCCATCACGGGGGATATTCCGGGACCGGCCAAGAAGGGAATATTTAACGAAACCTACCTTGACGCACTGTCGGCGGCGTGGTATAATGTGGACGGTCAGACGCGGCGTATCGTGAAGCTTGCTGATCTGATGGAGGCATTTTGGTTCTTGAGCATGGAGGTGGCAATGGGCAATAAATACGTCGAGCGCCACCGCATGTCTACTGCGGACCAGATGTTCGAATATGCCCGTCAATTTGGTCCAGAAATAATGCACCGGCTGAACGGGTGGGTGTCAACAACGAAGGACATGAAGTCCGGAAGGTATGGGTAGGACAATGGAATCACGATATTTGGGCGACGGGGTTTATGCCTCATACAGAGACGATATGATATTGCTCACCACAATGAGCCACAGAGAAGACGACGCCGAACATAAGATTTGGCTGGAACCCGAGGTGGCAATGGCGTTGAAGACGTATATCGAGCAGACCATCAAGGAATACGGGTGGAAGAAATGACTGAGTTGCTGGAGGTTCAGAAAGCGGCGTTAAAAGCCAGCGACGGCAAAAAGGGATTTGCCTTCTTCATGGAAATGGGGCTAGGCAAGACCCTGACGGCGCTGACCGAATTCACCGATCTGGTGGAACAGGGCGAAGTAACCCGCCTCGTAGTGGTTTGTCCCAACTCATTCAAGAGCGGCTGGGTGGGTGAGATTACCAAGCAGGGGATCAATG